TCTAAGGAGGAAAAACATGGCAAACACAACTTTTAACGGAGCAGTACGTTCCGAAAATGGATTTAAACAAATTAGTATAAATTCATCTACAAATGTTGCTACAGATAATTTTACTGTTGATTCTAGTGGTAATGTATCTGGTACTGGTACAATGAAGATGACTGGTGCAACAAATCTGTTATCAGATTATGAATCAATTACAGATGCTACTAAAACAATAACTTCTGCTGATTCTGGTACTGTTTATGGTTTTAATAGAGCAGCAGGTATTGTAGTAACATTACCAACACCTGCAGCAGGTATTACATATACCTTTCTTGTAGAAACTACTTTTTCAGGTGCAGGTCAAATTAAAACTGCAACTACTGATGGTACAGATGGGTTCTTAGGAACTGCTGTCGTATATGATGCAGGAGTAGCTAGTGACAACCAAAGCTTTAATCCAGCATCATCTAATGATGTTATTGATCTTGGGTCTATTGAGCAGGGTTGGTTGACAGGAGGTTGGATTAAGCTCACAGGGGTGAATACAACCACATGGTGGGTTGAAGCATTCTTGATGGGTGATGCAACTTTAGCAACACCATTTACAGATAGTTAAAATTAATAACTTATATTGGGTGGTATGTATTTACTGCCCAATATTTTTAGAAAGGATTTATTATGTGGACTAAACCAATACTAAAAGAAGTTTCTGTTGGATTAGAAATTAACTGCTACGCTTGTGCAGAAATCTAATTAAATGGATATATGGGATGAAGTAGTAAAAGCTTATAGTGACGAAATTCAGAATTTAAAAAATCAATTAGGTTCAGGAAGTATAGAAGATTATACACACTATAAGCAAATTGTTGGGTCGATTTATGGTATTGAATGGGCTAGACAAAATTTAAATAATATAATAAAAAAACGAACTTATAGTGAAGGGGATGATGAATAATGCAACAAGTAGCATTAGGAAAAGGTATGAAGAATGATATGTGGATTACAGATGATGATAATCAAGATCCTGAAGTTTTACCAGAACTTCCAGGTTATCATATTCTTGTAAGACCAATCAGTATTAAATCTACTACAAAAGGTGGTATTCTTTTACCTGATTCTACAAAAGAAGATATATCATATTTAACAACTGTTGGAAGAGTATTAAGACTTGGTAAGTTAGCTTATAAAGATCAAGATAAATTTCCAGAAGGTCCTTGGTGTCAAGAAACAGATTATATTGCCTATGGTAAACATGTTGGACAAAAGTTATTTTATAAAGGAGTTAGACTTTTATTATTATTTGATGATCAAGTAATTATGAAAGTTGAAGATCCTACAGACTTAGATCCTACATTTAATTTAACAAAAGGTTCATTTTAAACTTGCATTATAGAAAAAAGTATGGTATAATATAAGTAATAACAATAATACGTAATGCGTTTGTGTCGTATACAACGGAGGTAAACATGGCAGAAGAAAAAGAAGAATGGAGTGAAGTAGATACTAAAGCTCCAATTAAAGAAGAAAAAGTAGAATATGAAGTAGAAGGTGAAGAGAATGAAAAAGTTGAAACTCCTTCGCCTGTTAAAGAAACGAAAAAAGAATCAAAAGTTGAAAAAGAAGAAGTAATTAAAGAAGAACAAACTCCTGAAGAATTAGAGGGAATTGAGACAAAGGGTGCTCAGAAAAGAATAAAACAACTTATTCGTCAAAGAAAAGAACGAGATGAGCAGATACAAAAACTAATTCAACAGAACGAAACTTTAAAACATTCAACAACTCAACAACAACAACAGTTTAATAAAGTTAGTAAATTAAATTTAGATGCAACTGAAAAACAATTAAATGATAAAGTTGATTTAGCTAGAGGTTCATATTTAGAAGCATTTGAAAGTCAGGATAAAGAAAAACTTTTAAAGGCTCAAGAATCTTTAAATGAAGCTCAAGTAGATTTAAAGAATTTACATATAACAAAAGAAAGATTTCCAGACGAACAACCACAACCAGTACAACCACAAGTTGCACCACAACAACAGATGCAACCTGCTCCAGATCCAAGAGCACAAGATTGGGCTGAACAAAATGAATGGTTTGGAAAAGATAATATTATGACAGCATCTGCACTTGCTATTGATGCTGAATTAAAAAATGAAGGATATACACCAGAAGATCCTGATTTTTATAAAGAGATTGATAAAAGAGTTCATGCAGCATTTCCTCATAAATTTGAAACAAAAGAAGAATCTGTTGCTGAAAAAGAAATTCGTAAAGATGGTACGTCAACACCATCTCAAGTTGTAGCAGGGAGTTCACGTTCCTCTCCTAATTCCAAAAAAGTGAAATTATCTCAAGCTGATATAAGACTAGCTGATAAATGGAATATACCACTTGATAAGTATGCAGCCGAAAAGTTGAAAACAGATACAGCCGAAGGTGAATATACAACAATTAATATGAAACGTGGAGGATAAAATGACACGATTAAATACACGTAGTACACAAGACAGAGAAACTAAAACTAGAAAAAATGAAACTAGAGAAGAAACAGATTATACATATGAAGAACCTAATGCAACTGCAATCCCTGAAAAAATAAAACAGAGATTTGAAAGTGAAGGTTTAACACTTGGTTGGTTACGTATTGACATGAAAGGTAAAGATGATTACATGAATGTTGGTAAGAAAATAAATCAAGGTTGGGAATTTGTTACTCCTGAAGAAGTACCTGAAATGAGTGCAACTTCTTTCGTGAAGAAGGATGGTCGCTATGCTGGAGTCATCAGTCGTGGAGATGTGGCGTTAGGTAAAATACCTACGAAAAAGCTAGAGGCTAAAAGAGCTTATTACGCACAAAAGTCATCAGATCAGATTGAAGCCGTTAATCAACAATTAATGAAATCATCTAATTCTCGTATGCCTATTAGTAATAACTCAAAATCAACAGTTGTAAAAGGAAGAAACCCTCAATTTCAGGGATAAACCTTTTACATTTTTTTAATCTTCAAACTAGGAGAAGCTAAAATGGCTACAAGTTATAATCCGTTTGGTTTCCTTCCAGTTCGTAAAAGAGATGGTCAGGCAAACACAGAAGCATTTGGACAGATTGTTCAACCTGTTTCCAATTCTGCAATAGGTATAGTTTCATTACTTCCTCACAACATTTATACAGGTGATATGATTGTTATTAAAACAGCAGGTACAATAAAAACCTCTGCTGGAACATCATTGAAACCTTCAGGTGTCTTTCAAGGATGTACTTATGTAGAAGACGGAGAACCAAAATTCTCTCGTCATTGGACAGGTGCAACATCTGCCTCTGATGTTAAGTTACATGTCATTACTGATCCTGCACAAACATATTACATTCAATCGAATGCAACATTATCTGATGGGGAAATAGGAATAGTCAAGAATTATACTTGTTCTGTTACTAATACCTCAGTTGGATCAACTACTACTGGACAATCTAGGTATCACTTAGAAGCAGCAGCAGTTGGACAAGCTGTAGAAATAGGTGCTCATGCACGTATTGTTGGACGTAAAATGTATGATGGAGCCTCAATAGGTGGTAATGTAAGTGCCCTTGATCAATATCCAATCGTAGAAGTTTGGCTTAGTGGACACAGAAGTAATTTTGTTAAAGCTCAAGTTTCTACATCTGTCTAAGCTAGAAAGGAATAAACTATGGCTATAAATAGAGCTAGTATTAGTAAAGAACTCCTTCCTGGACTGAATGCAGTTTTTGGACTGGAGTACGGAGACGTAAACAATGAACATGAATCTTTATATGATATAGAGAATTCAGATCGTGCCTTTGAAGAAGAAGTACTCTTCACAGGCTTTGGAACTGCACCTACTAAAAATGAAGGTGCTGCCGTTAGTTATGATGATGCAACAGAATCTTATACTGCACGTTATACTAATGAAACAATCGCATTAGCTTTTGCAATAACAGAAGAAGCAATGGAGGATAACCTCTATGATACTTTTTCTAAGTTACGTGCAAAAGGTCTAGCAAGAGCAATGGCAAATACAAAGCAAGTAAAAGCTGCTGAAGTATTTAACAAAGCTTTTACTGCTGGTAATTATGCAATAGGGGATGGTGTTGCATTTATTTCAACAGCTCACCCAACAGTAGTGAACGGAACACAAAGTAACTACGCAAATGATGGTACAGCAGCAGATCTTGCTCAAAGTACTCTTGAAACATCTTTAACTCAAATTCAAAAGACTAAAGATGACAGAGGTATTTTAGTAGGAGCTAGTGCTCTTTCATTGCATGTTCCTGTTGACTCTTGGAACTTAGCTGATGTTACATTAAACACACCTGGAAAATCTAGTAGTGCTGATAATGACATCAATCCAACTCGTCATATGGGAATGGTTCCTAATGGTTTTTATGTAAACAGACGTTTCACAGATGGTGATGCATGGTTCATAAAAACAGATGTTCCAAATGGTACTAAAATGTTCAATAGAACACCTTTACAAACTAAAATGGAACCAGATTTTGATACTGGAAATCTTCGATTCAAAGCACGTGAAAGATATTCTTTCGGTGTTTCTGATTGGAGAGGCTGGTATGGGAATGCTGGAACTTAAATACTAATAATTCTGGAGAGGTGCGAGTTATTCCATCTCTTCAGTTTTTAAGAAGGAAATAAAATGGCAGGAAATTATAAATCACATTATAAAGCAGCAAGTGGAGTTGTTTATGCTAATCAAGGTAAAAGTCGTGTTATAGCAATCCATGCTCTTTCAACTGTAGCAGGTACATTTGATTTACAAGACTCAAACGGAAGTCAAATTAAATTTCAAGTTCCAGCAAGTGGAGCTGCAGATATTTATATAGGAGAATTAGGTGTACAATTTGATGGTACAATAAGTGCATCAATGCCAGCAGATGGTGCAGGTTTAACTTTGATAGTAGGATAAGAATATGCCAACCTATTCTTATTTAAAAACTGATATTATAAATACATCAGAAAATGATTCAACAGAATTTGCAGATCAAATTACTTATTTTGTTAATAGAGCTGAAGATCGTTTAATAAAAGAATTAGATGATTCAGGTTTAGATTATTATACAACAGTTACATTTACAGCTTCAAATCCAACTGTAAGTTTACCTGATGGTGCATTAGTAGTACGTAATGTAAATTATAAAACAAGTGCATCTTCTAATATTAAAACATTATTACAAAGACCTTATGAATATGCAATAGATTATTGGGGATATGCTAGTGCATCTACTGGTACTCCCAGATATTATGCACGAAAAAATAACACATCAATTTATATAGTACCAACTCCTGCATCAACATTAACAGGTGAAATACAATATACAAAAAGACCATTAGCTTTAGCTAGTGCTACAGATACAAGTGCAACAACATCAAATTATTTTAGTGAGTTTTGTTATACTGCTTTATTCAATGCCTGTATGATTGAAGCAAATGTTTATATGAAAAGTTGGAATACTGTTCCATTATGGGAATCACAATATAAGAATTCAATAGATGCATTAAGAAATCAAGCAAGAAGAACAAGACAGGATGATATGGAAATAGCAGCAAATCCTGCAGGTGGTCCTGATACAATTATACAGGGAGCTAATTAATGACAGTTAGCAGAGTAAATATTAAACAACAATTAAAAAATAAAAAAGGAAAGAACAATGGCAAAAGAAAGTAATATTCCAGGACCATATACCTTATTAAGATATCCTGCTAATTTAGAAGAAATTACAGGTAAACCAACAGGTCAAGGTTTTGGAGCTGCTCGTAAAGGTCCTCAAGTACATGGTGGACCTATAGAAGCTGTAGTAGATGAAGATTATCCTAAAGGAAATACCTTTGCTACTAATACTAAAGATGTTAAAAATATTGAAGTAAAAAATTAAGAATGCCTTTTGCATCTGAAAAACAAAAAGCTTATTTAGCTATTAATAAACCTGATGTATATAAAAAGTTTAAAAAAGACATGAAATCAGGTGGTAAACTGATTGACAATTCTGGACAGAAATTTGTTCGGAAACTTTACAAAGGAGGAAAGATAACATGATAATAGAAAATATAATGAATAGATTTAAAG